CCACTCTGGTTGTAGTAGTAGAGCAGGACGCTGATCTTCGGCTCACCACCCTCGGCAAACCCTACGTCGGGATGCATCTTTGACCGTACGGAGAATGCCACGTCGTCACCTGGCTGGACCCGTGCCGAATATCCCAGAGGCAACCCAGGGGCCTGGATCATCAGATTCAGGGGATTGCCATTCGGCCCCTCAGTCCAACGCCACCAAGCGAGCGACCAGTCGCCCAGGTACGGGTCGGCCCGTGACACGCTCCACGACAGCGAGTCAAGTCCCCCGTCGGGGGCATACCCACCACCTTGCGACAGCCATTGCGAGAGGTCCCAATAGGTCACACAGTCGCCGTTCGGCCATCGTTGACCAAACTCGCACGTCGGGTCAAAGTTGGGAAGCTCGAACGTCCTGCTTCCGATGCGGTCATCCCAGTCGTAATACGCCCACGACTCGGCAGAGTTCCCGACGAACAGGTCGACACCCGGGTCGTACAGGATGTTGCCGGAGTAGAGGTGGGCGTAGTTGCCGTCGTTCGGGGTCCCGCGCGGTGGGGCGACCTTCGTTCCCTTCTTCGTCTTCGTTGTCGTGGACGCCGTCGAGCGGGACATGAACCTTCTCGGCTGACTCGCCGGGTTGAGGATGCGACTCACAGGCTCACCACCCCTTCGGACGATGGGCCTTCCCATTGAACGAAACGAGTCAGGTCGATGTAGGTGGGGGTGACGGCTGGGGTTCGGTAGAACACCCCCATGCCTTCCCTGATCGGCCAGGAGGCCGACAGGAGGCGCAGGAGCTTCGGGTGGATGATCTCACCCCGGAACGAGATCTCGTTCGCATCGTCGGTGAACGCAGGCGGGTCGTAGCTCCAGAAGGCGTCACCGATCTCAAAAGACCCCTCCGACATTTCGTTGAAAGTCGTGCCGATATCTATCTGGGCAATGACCGAATGGTCGGAGAGGGTTGAGAGAAGGTAGGTTGCCACCGACACGGGCGACCCGAACGTCTCCGACATCAAGGTGCGCTTGACCAGGTTGCCGTTGATGTCGTAGGCGGTCGGCCCCGGGATGCGATCCGTATAGCCGACGAGCGTCTTCACGTTGTCGGAGTCTTCGGTGACCACGATTCCGCGCGAGGCGTACATGGAGGCGTCGAGTGAGAGCACCATCGACTCGGAGTCGGCGGTCAGGAACTCGGGGTCTTTGCCCGGGTAGCGGGTGACGACAACAGCCGGGTTCGTGATGTTGAACACGTCCTCTTTCGGCCCGGCGTCGAGCGTCCCGTCGGGGTTGACCCGGAACTCGCATCCGAGCGAGGCGCACACGGTCCTGATCGCTGAGAGTGGCGTCTCCCACTGGTGGACACCCTGGTAGGTCTGTCCGGCCGGTTCGTTGATCGTGCCTTTCGTGATCGACCCTGAGAGGGGGAGGAGTTCGTCGATGGCGTTCTCCAGGGTCGAGGATTCGAGGGACACTTCGATCTCGATGATGTCCCCAACACCGTCCTCGTCACCGAGCCACCACACCATGTTCGCCCCGACGATCCCGATCCCGCCCTCTTCGGTGACGACCTTCCCGTGGAGCGGCCCGACGTATCGGGCGGCTGCGAGCATGGAGGTGTCGCCGTACATTGTCGGGTCGACCCATTGGGACGTGACGACGATGTGACCGAACTCTTCGAGGTCTGTCCACAGGTCGTCCGGGGTGGCCGGGGAGAGGGCCACCTCCCAAGACCCTTGGGACATCATGACTTCGGTGATCATCTCCACACCGCCCGCACACGTTCGCCGACCATCCCGAAGTATTGGAGCGCCAGGTCGCTGGCGGTGTCGCCGGTCACTGCGGACGTGCCTGCGATCTCGAACCCGATCGCCGTGTTGAGCCGGTTCCCTGAAGCGATGTAGACACCGTACGACTCGTCGACCCTCCCGCTTGTTGGCGAGAAAATTGTGTAACGATTTCCGTCTCCATCGTTCGACGTGGCGCGCACACCGGCACTGGAGGACGCTCCAGTTGGGGTGATCGACGTGCCTGCCTCGACGGCGTCACGCTGCATCTTCATCTCCCCCGCTGCACCGCCCCAATACCAGTTGACGAACAGTTGCGCCGAACCTCGACGAAGCTGGAGGTCGAGGGTGTGCCGGGAGAGGGTGCCTGCTGTGGTGAGCCGGATGATGACACATTCCGGGTCGTTCCTGACGGCGTTGACGAACGAGAACGCTGCAAGGTTCGATGAGGCGAAGAGCGGTTCCCAGGTCTTCAACGACTCGTAGGCAGATGTACCGTCCCACATGGAAATGTCGAGCTTGTTGGACCCCGAGCTTGGCACCACTTTGATGATCCCGTTGTTCATCTCCCAATCGGTGGGGGACTGGGGAACGTCGAGGCCCGCCCGGAGCCTGGTGCTGACGTACAGCTTCGAGGCACCGAGGTAGAACTGTGACGGGAGGCAGCCCCATGAGGCGTCGGCGCTGAAGTCGCCCGACGACGTGTAGACCACGATGTCCCCATCTTCGGTTGATCGGACATGCCCGGTGGGGGAGGTCACGTCCCACTCGAAGACGGAGGCGTTGACCGGCGGCGACATGAACGGCTTGGTCTCGCTCTCGGTCAACCCGATCGTGTTTTCGAGGACGGTGCCGGTGATGTTCGATTGGAACTCGACCCGGGGCGACGCCCCTATGCGGAACAGGGTGATCGAGAACGGGAACAGCCCGTCACCGAGGTAGGACGCTTCGATCGACGAGATGCTTGAGTCGGCGAGGAGATAGAAGGCGTCGAAGTGTGTGTCCCCGGTGTAGGTGACGGCCACAACCTGGCCCTGCTGTTCGAGGAGTTCGTTGCGGAGATACTTCGTGATCGTGACCGACGAGGAACGGATATACCCGCCGATCGTGAACTCGCGCGAGTCGACCGACCGGGACTCCTCCATCTCGGATGGGTGCGGGAAGTCAACCTCAAGGCCGACCCGCCCGATGGTGAGGATTGCCACTACGCCACCTCCTTCTCGAACTGGGCAAGGGCCTCTTTCATTTGCCTCACGATCTCACGCTTGGCGGTGGGGTCTGCAAAGTCCCAGACGCCCCGGAGGTTGATGGTCTGCACGTTGACCCCGCCCTCGTTAGCAATGAAATCGTATGGGGACCCCACCGGTACAGCGTTGCCTTCATCGGAGTAGAGGACACCGCCCTGGATGCCAGCCTTGATGGCCCTGTTGACCTGCTCGAAGAACTTCTTGATCTCGTCGATGGCGAGGCCCTTGCCGTCTGTGGTTGCGCCCCCGCCGCCACCTCCACCACCGCCGCCACCGGAACCGCCCCATGCGGCCCTGTTGGCGGGGAACACTGCACCCCAGTCAATCTTGTTAGCGTTCGGGAGACCGGTCTCTTTCCCCGTCCAAGGTTGGCCCGGAATGTGGGCGGCTGCGCTGCCTTTTGCAGCGCCAGCGATAGTGTTGGAGGCACCGACGACAGCGTTCGACAGGGCGTTGATGTTCAGGATGGTGCCGGGGATGGTGCCGTTGACCGCTCCAAGCTGTTCGTTCAAACTGCCAACCTGACCTGCGGCGATGTCGGCTCCGGTACCCACCGTGTCGACCGCCCCGCTGACGATGCCAAGCCCACCGGCCGCAGCGTCAGAGATCGGTGACGTGGCGGCGATGATGCCAAGCAACTGCTCGTACTGGGCGGCGGTGAAGAGACCGGCAGCATACATGTCGGCAAGCTGGGCGGTCAGGGCAGGGAGCGCATCCGGGTTGGCGGCAGCGGCCACCTGAACGGCCCACATTGCTTCGGCAAAGGCGAAAACTGCCTCCGGGCTACCGGTCCTATTCATCTCACCGGCAGCCTCGGCGGCACGCTTCACGCTGCGAGCCAGGGCAAACCCGGCATCCACGGCTGCTCTCGCAGCATCGGCCTGTTCTTGGATGCCGTCGGCAGCCCTCCGGGCAGCATCGGCCTGCTTATCAAGCTCGCCTGTAAGCAGCGAAACGAGTGACTTGAGTTCCGGGTACTTGTCGCCGAGGAGCGTCATGGCGTCGACCAGGCTGTCCATCCCGGTGATGTCCATGCTCCTGAAAGCGTCCCTCAGGTCGCTGTCACCGGCCGAGATGACCGACATGAGGAGTTGCCAGTCCCCGGTGAGGCCAGCGATGCGCCTCCTCGTTTCCTCGGTACCGACCATCCCGGCTTCGAGTTGTTCGCCGAGGTTGCCATAGACCATGAGGGTGTCACGCGCCTGGGCGGCGAGGGCATGCTCCGCTTGGGCGCGCAGCGCAATATCACCGGCTGCATCCCGGTGTAGCTGAAGCAGTTCCTCTTCCTTGTCGATGATGGCTTCCAGGTCGTTGAGCCTGGCGACATCCCCAGGGTCAGCGCCCCTCCCCGGACGCATGTCGGGACCTATCTCCATCTTCTCGTACAGTGCGTCATATTCGGCTTGCAGGATTTCCAGCATCTTGACCTGGACGCCGAGATCTTCCTCGCTGATGAAGCCGATAAGCTGGCCTGCTTTTCCGACATTCTCAAGCGATTCAACGAGGTCGTCGTTCGCCGCTATCACTTCGACGGTCTTCCTCACCCAGCCGTCGAGAGCCTGTTGACCTTGGAGCAGGGCGTCGGAGAGTTCCTTGATGGCCCTCTTGTTTTCCTCGTTGGATTTCTTCCACTTCATCCAGAGGGTGACGGCGACCCCAACGACAGCGATCGCTGCGGTTGTCGGGTTGAGGAAGCCCCTGATGCTGGTACCGATCGCATTCCCGGCAGCAGCGAGTTTGCCGCCCGCACCCGAAGCGTTCTGCATCGCCATCTGGAGCTTCTGGATACCTTGCCCTGCCATCGCAGCCGACTGGCCGATGAGGGTTTGGGTGACGTTCCCGGACGCCAACGCCTGGATGTAGTAGTTCATCCGGGCCGACGAGGAACGGAGCGCCCCCCCGCTCTTCTCCACGGCGGTGTTCGTATCGCCAACAGACGCCTCCATCTGGCTCTGGGCGCGAACGAGACTGTTGGTCTGTTTCTCCAGGTTGGCTTCCGCTTCGGTCACCTGTTCGGCGACCAACGCTTGTGCCTGGTGGGCTGCGATAACGGAACCGATGACAACGACTTCTTCGTTGAGGGACTGGATGTATTCGTTCAGTTCCTCCTTGGTGTACCCGATCTGCTCAGCAACCTGGTCATATGCAGCAGTGCCTATCCCAGCGCCGGGAACAGCGTCGAGTTCCTTGTAGTACCCGGCGAGCGTTTCCGCTTCCCGGATCGTAGCGTTGAGCTTATCTGCCGAGGCTATGGCCTCGTCGAACGACATGCTGGACGCTAGGTCGGAGATCTTCTGCGACCTCACCCCTACTTCTTCGAGGGCGGCAACCGCATGCTGTACGTTGGCGACGAGCCTGTCGTATTGGGCCGAGGTGGCCCCAACCTCTTTGGCGACCACCGCATTGGCGCGAGCGATGTTGTTCAGGGCGCGCTCGGCAAGCTGGAACCCTTCGGTTTCCAGAGAGAGTGTTACGAGGAGATCAGCTACGGTGGTCGCCATCGTCTATCTCCTCCTCGCCCGTGTTGGGCGTGTTCCTCTCGGCCCCGCTGTGGCTTGAGCCTCCTTGGCTTCCTCTCTACGAAGCGTCTGGAGGCCCATCCACTCGTTTATCTCGGCTGACGAAATGCGTTCGAGTAGTTCACGTTTCGTCATGCCGAGTCTCTCCGCTAGCTCTAGGTAGAACCTTCGCTCGGGGCTTCGTCTAAAGACGCCACCTCGTCTGAGATGGCGGCTTGCCCCATCCCGGAGAGGCGAAGCGCCACGGCTGCTATCAACTCAAGGGCAGCGCCCGACTTCGCTGACAATGCATCCCGGTCGGCCGGGTCGAACACCCGCTCGTCGGGTGCGTCGGGATCGAAGCAGGTAGCGATGACGAGTTCTGGGTAGAACCGTTCCAGGTCGACTTCCCCGGCGCGCGATGAACGCTTCAGGAACTTCGCCCGGTCACCGCCGGACATGCCTTTGACGAGTAGCTTGATACCCCATTGGTCTACCGGGACAATCTCTTCGTCGATGTCGTCTGCTTCGAGGGCTTTCGCTCGTAGCTCTGAGGCCATCTGTGGCTCCTTCTAGTTGATCGGCCTATGCCGATGTCGTGTAGTAGAGGGCACCGTCAATGGTGAAGTCAATCGACTCACCGACGATGCCGTCCACCGCTGCTGCAACGCTGTCTGCCGTTATCTTGGCGTAGCCCTCGTAGGCGTCGCCTGCGGATTCGTCGGGGCGTAGCTGTAGGATCACGTCCTGTTCGACGTTCATCATGTCGAAGAACTCACCCCCGCCCGTACCGCCTGTTGACCAGTAGCGACTCACCGACGCCGTTGCGCCGTTGATGTTCTCCTGGAACTCCCGCCACCCCCCGCTGTCGAAGGTGGAGACCTCGAACAGGTCTCGGTCGACACTGAGTTGCCATTCACGGCCCTCTGCGATCGACGCTGAGGTCAGCCACTCCACGTCCCCGGTGACGGCACCAGAGACCGTGGAGGCGAACGTGATGATGCCCTGGACGTAGTTGATGTCGTATTCGGGTACTCCCACCGTGGTGCCGCCTACGAGCATCCTGGGGCGTCCTACCGTGTCCGGTTCACGCTCCCAGTGCCGCTTCGATGAGGCGGTGATCTGGTGGGAGACTGAGGACCCGGCGACAGCATTGAACGTCTCTCCCGCCGCCGTCGTTGGCGTTGCTGCGGTGATGTAGACGTTGGCGTCTTTGCCTGCCAATGCCATGGTTGTCTCCTAAGTGAGGGCCGTGCTGAACGTCACCGCTCCGGTGATAGTCATGTCGGCAGCGAACGTGACGATGCCATCCACCGCTGCGCTCGGGCTGAGCGATGTGACGAACACCTCGGCCGTGTAGCCCCAACCGGATGAGTTCTCTACCCAGAACTCTGCGGTCGCCGCAGCAGACTGGTCGAGAATGTTGCTCTGGATCGTCTTCATCGAAGATGAATTCTCGACGTTCCAATAGCCCGAGATGGACGCCGATGCGCCATTGAGATTTTGCTGGAAGTCTCGCCAGCCGCTTGAACCGAACGTGGAGATCTCGAAGAGATCCCGATCAATGTTGAGTGACCATTCCCGGAGGTCGGCCACCTCTGTGGGGGTGCCAGTTACGTCAAACTGGAACTTCCCGCCTTTTCCTGCAAGTGCCATTATGGTTACCTCCTGGGGTGACCGTTAAGGCGCTCGCAGGCGCTCTCCGAAGTGAATTGTAGCTAGCCGGTTGAGAGTTGGACAGTATCGAGCTTCCCGCACCTTGGGCACTTCACGCTGATGGTCGCTATACCGCTCGGCCTCCACCGAAGGAGAAGCCTAGCGCACCCATCACACCGTACATCGGAGAAGGTCTGACGTAGAACCTGCATATCGCTTTTGAGTTCATTCACGAACTCGTGGGTTAGTGGCGTCACCCTTCCCTCCCCTCTTCCTCTATTGAGTTGAGGATAGCAGCCGTCTCTATGTGGGCCTGTATCGTGAACATACCCTGCTGCCAACTCATGACCATGGAGAATGCTTCGTCCGGGTCGAACCCCTCTTCGATAAGACTCTCACGATATCCGCCGTACACCTTCGCCCACGAACGCAGATCTGCCTCAACCTGGTCAAGCTGTGCGATTCGGTCGAAGACGAATGACGGTGTCATGTCGACGACACTTCCTTCTCGATGAAGTAGTTGCAGGACACACGGGGACGATCCTTGGCGTCTGTTCCGATCGAGAACGGCGACTGTTGCGCCCGGGCCATGAGATGCCTCGTCCCCGAGAGGGTTGAGTTCTCGATGTCGAGGAGATCGTTGAAGATCGTTTGGGCCAGGTTGCGCGCCACGCCATACGACGTGGAGCGAACCACAACCTGGATGGACGGGGACTCGTGGGAGACGCCACCGAACGTAACGCTCGGCCCGACACCTCCCGACTCGTAGATCCCGACCGCCGTATCTTTCGCCGTCGCCGGAAACTGGTTCTTGAACAGGTCCGTCCCGACCACAAGGGTTGAGTTTGTGGCGACGTAGGTGGCGATCTCATCGAGGAGCATTACGCCTCCCTCTTCAAGCGGTTGTTGATGTAGAGGGCGATGCGATGCCCCATGCCCCTGGTCGCCTCGAACGCCGGACGCTCAAGGTACTTCCAGGACTGGCCCGCCCTGTGACTGTAGATCTCCGGTGGGGTTTCGTGCTGCTCGACGGCATAGTCGATCTCGGCGTCACCGTAGGAGAGGAGCACGACGGCGTCGCCACCTACTTCGACGGGGGGGAACACTGTGCCGGTCCCCTTCAACCTGCCGGTGAGCACCGGGACAATGTCCAGTGAGGCGTTCATGATGTCGATGCCTTCCTTGTACAGCGCACCGGCCCCGATCGTGGTGACCTTCGGGCCGAGACCCGCCAGGGCATCCCTGGCAGCCTGCATCCCTTTCTCACTGAAGCTTGCTGTAGCCATCACCCACCCCCAGCCGGTCCGAAGTAGAGCTTGTTGTGGTGGGTGCCGTCCTCGTCGGCCGGGCGCTCGATCGAGATCAGGAGCGGCATCTGGGTCGAACCGTCCGACATCGTCCACGAGACCTGGGCGGTGGCCGGGATGATCCCGGTGCTCGCCACCCAGACGACGTTCGACGCCACGACCTCTTCGCCCATGAAGTTCCGCACCATCTTCGGGATGTTCGTGATGCGAGCCTGGTAGGTCGACGGCGTTGTTGAATACGCCACATCCCCGTAGCCGTCGAAGCCGGTCATGGTCGAGACACGGATCGTGTCTGCCATTAGCTCCAGGAACTCGGGGTCGAAGCTCATGTCGATGTGCCCGCTGAGAACGATTCGACAGAGGCCATCGAAGTCGAGTAGTCGGTGACCGGTGTGCCGGGCTGACGCATCTGGCCGAGCCAGAAGATCGGGTCGCGCTCTGCACCCCTGCCTCCAGTGATCCCGGTCAGCGCCGAACCCAGGCTGGCGGTCTTGCCGTCGAGGGTGTCGGCGAGGGTCTGGAAATGTTCCCTACGGTCCGAGTATCGGATCGAGAGATCCCCAACCGACTTGTCGGCCTTCGACCCGTAGACGGCTGCCATCGTGCGCGCCCCTTCCGCTGCTGCTGCGGCGGGGGACGAGTTGGTGGCGAGCAGATATTCGATCTCGGGGTCGGTGAGGATGAACGTGTCCCCCGTGTCAGCCAGGATAAACCGCACCGCATCCAGGTCGGATGAGGAGGGGTCGCCGCTATATGTGGCGTTGGCTTCGTGGCTCACTAGACCACCGCCAGATCCGCCTGCACCGTACCGGTCGCTGCATGTACGACGACGTTCGCCCGCACCACCGTGGCAACGAACGAGCCGGTCGAAACATAGATGCTTGTGTCTGCGGTGTTGTAGCTCTGGGTCGCCCCGATGTTGAACCAGTTGGTTCCGTCGAGAGAACCTTCCACCTTCACCTGGGTTGGCGTTGCCGCCGTCGACCCGTGAACCACCTGCATGGCGACCTTCTCGGTTGGCTGAACCCCGAACGCCGTTCCAGCGCCGACCTCGGTCGTTGCCACTACGGAATTCAGGAGACCTCTCGCTTGTACTGGTGAATGGACATTCATGTTGCCGCCTCCTGTGGTTGCGGCTCCGGGCCGTCAGTCATTTCGCCTTGAGACCACGCCCGCAAGTAGTAGCGGGTGTCTTCGAGCGCCCCGGCCAGGTTCGCCGACTGGAGTTGAAGTTGATTCATCTGCCCATCGATCTGTGTCTTACGCTCGGTCAGTTCTTTCATCCTCGACTCAAGCTTGCGTCGAAGAGGGCCGCCGTCCTCGACCGCATACAAGAACGGTGTCTTGAGTAGGTCGGAAGATTCGGCAACATCGATCTCGATGTTTCTGCCCTGCGCCCACCCGACGAAGTATTCGCACGACGGACGCTGATGGCCGTACTCACTGTCTTGGGCCATGTCAATGCCGTAGATCCCAATCTTCTCGTAGCCCTCGGCGATAGCAAGGGCGATCATCCAACTCACCGAGTTTGTGAAGTAGGTCCCGAACTCTTCGAGGATCTCGGCTTTGGGGTACGGCTCCGGGTTGTTGATGCGCTTGTCGACATGGCCCTCGAACATCACGACAGGAAAGTCCTGCTGGTTCAGCCACCCGACATGGGTATCTGCGTTGTGCTCATGATGCTTGTCGATGTCGTGGAGTTGGAACCATTTCGTCCACGGCTTCTCGGCTGCATCCTTGACGGCATGCAGATCGTTCATTCCCCAATATGCAGCGTCGGGTTCGCCCCAGGGAGTGTCTTCCCATGAGGGTGCGAACCCGACGATGTATACAGTTCGGGGGGTACCAGCCTTGGCCTTGCGACTCTTGGTCGTCGTTGCCATTGAACATTCCCCTTGACTAGGTAGACGCTTCAGGGTCGGAGGATACAGTGGTCGAGTCATCTGTCGAAGACTCTTCCTCTACGGCCTCCTCTTCCGGTGTGGTCTCCAATGTCTCAGGTTCCGGTTGCTTGCGCTTCCGTGCCTTCAACTTAGGGGTGTCAACAACTTCAACGATGTGCCCGACCCTACGCAGGGAATCGAGTCGACCGGTCGGCATATCTCCGAGGAGTTCCTCGTCGAGTATGTCGCCTGGGCCGACCTTGACTCCTGCAAGGGTCATTCGCTTGGCTGCTTGGTAGGCCATCTGGTGGCTCCCTTCTCTGTTGATTGTTACGACTGTGCGACGGACCCGCTGTTGGAGACCACGACCCACGACTGTGTCGACGCACCAACGAGCGTCACTGCTTCACCGGCCGCATCGAACGTCAGTGTGTTGTCACCACCGGTCGAAGAGGACGAAGAGGAAGCGAACGTGACCGTCGTTGAGGCGGTCGCCACCGTCGAGGTCTCCGTGGAGAGAGCCGTGACAGCGATGATGGCCTGCGTCCCGACCACCGGGTTGTCGATGACGTACGCCCCTGTGGACGCAATCAGCGACACCCCATAGTTCGGGAGGTTGGCCGAGGTGGTCGCCGCCGGGGTGACATGCTTGATGCCAAACCGATCGGTGACCCTCTGGCTTGTTACGACTGAAGTCATGGGTTCCTCCTAGCTAACACACGAGAGGAGGATGCTGCCGAGGTCAGCCGACACGACCTTCTGGTCGTAGGCCATTTCGCCCTCGACACGATCAGATGCGATCGCTTCCATGCGGAACTTCTTCATCCTGATGCCCTGACCGGCAGAGCCGTTGAGGCCCGACCAGTTGAACGTGTACCCAGCCGATGCGGTGTTGAGGCCCGGGGAGGGCGCAACGTAGAGGAACAGGGCGTTCTTGCCCAGGTGGAAGTCGTAGTCCGTGAACGCCACGGTCTCGCCTTCCTGCTTCTCCTGCTTGATCGACTCGGGCACGAGCACCTCACCGATGTTGAGCATCGATGCGAGGATCTCGGTTCCGATGACGGCCCGCTCCGTGTACTTGACACGTTCGAGGAACGCCGGGTGGTCCTGAAGCTTGTTCCAGACCTCAGGTCCGAGCACGAGCTTGTTCGGGCGCTTGCCGGTTCCCCGTGCCATGTCGATGACCACGGTCCGCATGTCGTCGATGGGATCGCTGTTTGCATAGTCGTCCCATTGATCCGTCCCTGAGAGTGTCGTCTCTCCGGTCCACACGGATGCAGCGAAGTACTTCTCCACCCACTGTTGCTCGCGCAACTGAAGGAGGTTGGTGGTCACGAAGTCGGTAGCGTCCGCTTCAAGGGTGATCTGGCTCTGGGCGTTCGCCCGGGTCTGATCGTCGAGGTCACGGTGGAACGCATAGACCTCGGCCTTGTAGTCGTCGCTGTCAAGCTCGTAACCTCCACCGGCCGATTCGGTCGCTGGCGCTCTCTTGGTCGCATCGGTCTTGTACCACCACTCGCGTGGATAAACAAAGTACTTGTCGCTTCGGAAGGAGACATTCACGACGGGGAAAACCTTCGCCGCCACGAACTCCTGATGATCTTGAGTGAAACGTACCGACAGGTCCGTGAGGGCCTGATCAAGATGTACGTCACCTGGTCCTGGCTGAATGGGCATGTTGCCTCCTGTGTTCAGCGCGGACGCTCAAGGGCGCTCTGGCTTCCCTTATGTCTGTCTCTAGGCGAGCGGGTTGATAAGGACGGTCATGACCCTGTCGGCGCTGCCCGAGGTGCCGCTGATCACGACGCCCTTCTGGGTGGCGTTACCAGCGAGGGGGATGGCCTTCCCGGTGGCGGCAACCGCAAATGCGTCGCCTGCGGACATCGTGGTGCCAGTGGCGATGAGCTTGCTCACGCCGTTGATCATCACGTTGATCGACTCACCTGCTGTCGTGCTGTCGTTGTCGTTCTGGGCGATCCCGATGAACTTGGTATCCGCCGTAGAGGCGGCCAAGATCACACCGGATGCGTCGAGGCCAACAGCGAGAAATTGCTTGACGGCCGTTGATCCGCTATCGAGCGGGACCATTTGACCTGGAATCTCGAATGCCATGGTTCTTGTCTCCTGTCGTCTCGTCCGCTACTTCTTGGCGGCTTCTCGTTCGGCGTTGTATTCGGCGTACAACTCCGGGTTGGTCTCCCACACCCGGGACCGCGCCTCTTCAAGGCTGAGTTCTGGGGTGGCTTCCACCATCGACTTGGCGATGCTTGTCGCCTTTTCCATCGCATCTCCACCGGTTGTCGTTGTGACTTTGCCCACCTCGGTGAACAGGTCACCCTTCTCGATGCGAGCGTTCGCCGCCTCAAGGACAGCTTCGATGGACTTGGCGAGATCGGCGTCGAAGGCAGCGACCTGACGAAGCACCGGGCCGAAGTCCTTGGGGGAATCGACGATGCCGGGCAGGGCCTCCATCTTGGCGACGTACTCCCGGTCGGCCTTCTCGATGTCGGCCTTGGCTACCTCTTCCCGCTTCTCAGCGAGTTCGGTACGCTCGGCCTCGATGGCCTTGGCTACATCTTCAGGCAACTCAGTGAGAGCCTTGGTGATCTCGGTCTCTTCGGGAAGAGGATCGTCTTCGAGTCTCTTCGTAAGGTCTACGACCTCAGCTTCGAGCTTCTCGACATACTCCACCAGTTCTTCCAGGTCGGTTGCGCTGAGTGCGCTTGGTTCGCTCATACCAGCTTCTCCTACTGGCTCGGCGCTCCAGGCGCTCTTCAACACTTCCTCGATACTGGAGAGTGTCTCAGGCGGTAGCATATCACGAAGATCGCCACCAGTCGCATCATCGACGAATACGTCGGTTTCGACGAGACCCTTCGTGATGGCTTCGAGGGTATCAGACATGCCCTTCGAGAGGAGCTTCTTCTTCTCCTCGTCGGTCATCTCTTCATCCTTCGACTTCTCCTTCGGCTCACCCTCAAGCTCCTCGTCGAGGAACGCAGGGCGCTTCTTCTTCTTGTCCACGGTGGGACCTCCTGTCTTGCGCTTCCTCGCCCGGTCGAGGGCTTCGGGGACGCTGGGCTTGGTGTCGTCTCGCTTGAATAGCTCGATGAACGCTTCCTGGTTCGCACCCTTGTCGACCAGGTCCGCTCGGTCGATCAGAAGCTGACGGAGCTTGAATTTCTTCATCGCCTCGCTGCCTCCTCTCGCTGTTGGTTGATGAATCGGGAGCGAGCTTTCTCCTCCACGTCCCGAGCCTTCTGGAGGGAGATCTTTGCCTTCTCGACCTGGATGGAGCGGTCGGAGGCTGAGGATTGCGTTGCGTTGGCGCGAGATAGGTTGCGCTCACGGTCGAGCGTCTTGGCTTGAGTGTCACCCCAGGCACGACGAAGCTCTGGGAGGGTCGGCTTGGGTTTCGACTTGGGCTTGGGCTTCGACCTGGGCTTCGCTGCCGGATAATCGGATACTGTGGCAGCCTTCTTCGGAGCCTTGCCGGGAGCCTTCTTTGAGGTATCAGCCATCGTTGTCGCCTCCTATGAGGTCGGCGCTCGATGGCGCTCCAGGTATGGAGTATATCTAGTTGATTGCTTCGAGGGTAGCTTTGCCTTGAATTGAGAACATCTTGTACTTCCCAGTCTTCACCTTAGCGAACACTTCGGGAGGTACCTTGAACCCTACCCACCATCCTAGCGGCAAAGCATCGGAGGTGAGACCCATCTGGTCGAGCTTGTCCGGTGTGACCACAAACGACTCCACCATCTCGCCGAGAGATTCACCGGAATGCATCTCACCGGTCTTGCGGTAATCGATGGTGAAGTTGTAGGCGGCGTCTTCCAGATCGTCGATGTCGATCGAGTGGCCCTGGAGGTCGGAGAGTTGGTGGCCGTCCTTCTGCACGGCGATCGACGCCCACCCGAACACGAGGTTCTTGTCGGCGTCGGTCTCGGTGATATCGAGGTTGGGTTGGAACACAGCGATCTTGGCGATCGAGCGGCGAGGGTACAGGACACGCTCCGATGGGTCGATCTTGGCAAGGTCACGGAGGAGGGACTTGGCGACCTTGGGCTGAGAGGATGCCTCCCGGATGGCGGCGACAACCTCATCGTCAGTCATGTCCGTGTCGAGTTGGACGTAGGTCGGTTTCATGACTGGTCAACCTCCACCTTGGTGAGCCGCTCGATCCAGGTTACCTTCTGATCGTCGGAGTACTGGTCAACGTCGTGCGACTTGACCTTGGCGTCGGCGTGGACGACATCGCCCGCCTTCCAGTTGTCCTCGTAGCCTTCGGGGTCGGGGCTTGGGACTTTCGTGAACTTCCCTGAATACCATGAGTGGACGAGGTTGCCGTCGGGGTCGGTGGTCTTGGTCAGGACCCATTCTTTCTCACCGTAGCCAGAGTCCTTCCAACCGTTCTTGACCTCATAGATCGTCAGGTCAAACCGCTGGCGCTCGCCGACCGTACCCACCCACTCGGATTGCGGCTTCGCTGCCCGGATCGCATCGAGTTCCACCTGGGCGAGGTGCCGCTGGTAGCCGGGAACGACGTATGCCTGGAGACCGGCATTGGAGCGTGTGGTGAAGGGGGTGATGGCGGCGGCCTTCATGTTCATCATGAACGAGTCGTTCGTCTCAGCCTTGTACAGGTCGCGCATGCCCTTTTCGGTGAGCGACTGAGAATGGTGGATCACCTCTACACCGATCCCGTCGAATATCTCAAACTCGATGGTGGCCTTCCCACCGGTCGGGTCGAGCGGGGTCCCCATTACGTTCTTCTTCCAGAAGTCGACCCGCTGCGAATACAACTCAGCGGAGTTGCCTTCCTTCCAGCCGTAGGTCCCGACATCGCTCATCGGATCTGGCGGGTAGATGTCCGGGTAGTCACCCGTGTAATACCCGTCATCGTCAAACTGATACTTCGCCTTGTAGTCCCGGAAGGCAGCAACCTCGGGCGGTGTCTCGTACGCCGAATAGTAAGCCTGGGCGTCCTCAGCAAGCTGTATATCTGCGGGGGTGGATTCGGGGGTCTTGTCGGCATACTGGGTCTTGTAGTACTCCCGGTCCAAGACAATCTCAGCGGTGGTGCTACTCGAATCAACCCGATTGCCAAAGTCGTCCTTCAGCGAAGATGCTGAGACATAGCCATGCTCCCGCACCTCGGCTGCAACCCGGGCAAGGTAGGTGCCGGTGTCGGAGACGTAGGCGTTCCCCCAACCTGACGGCTCGAAGAACTCACTTTCCTCCAGGTCGTCGAAGACTTGGAGGTAGAACTTCGAGGCGGCCGGGTTGGTCGCTCCGGTGAACAGGGTCAGGTCGTCGCGCCCGACCTGCTTCCACTCGTCGGTCTTGGTGTTGTGGACAAGGAACGTGTCCTTGCGATAGACCTTGCGGTTGCAGACCTCGCAGTCAGGGCCGGAATTTCGATACTGCTCGGGGAAATCGCCCTCGAAGTCGGGGCGCATGTGGAGGATGTTGAACAGGTCTTCGCCTTCGGATTCCATGGTGGGGAGGTGCTCGATCCGTCCGGCAAACTCCCAGCCCTCGAACGAGGGTGGCGTACCGTTGACCTGGACGAGCGACCAGGCTACGACAGATTGGCCTTCACCCGACCACCCCATGTCCTGATCAGCGACCACCTGCTCGTGACGGTCGACGACCTCCATCTTGAACGGCTCAAGACCATACTTCTCGCCACGCCGGTTTAGCTGGCCGAACTTCTTCTCCACATCGCCCATGCGGGTATCGGCAATCCAATAGCTGCCGGGAGGCGGGGTACCGCCCTCAAACCACCTGGGGAGGTTCTGACGTTTCTCGGTCTCGCCGAGCACAGCGTCCGATGCGTTCTCTTGCGGGGAGTCGCCGATCGGGTCGCTGCTGGAACCGCCGCCGCCAGCACCGTGAACGTCCTGTGGGGACATGGTGCCGGGGTGGGGTCCGGGACCGTAGTGCTTCATGATCTTCGCTTCAGCCCAGAGACGACGCTGCTCTTCCTCGGGGAGTGATACCCATTTCGAGGCGAGCATGCCCATTGCCTTCGCCTGCTGGAAGTTACCGATGCTGTCGAAGTCAACCGGCTCAGGGGGGGGCGGTGGCGGCTTCGGTGTGGGCTTCGAGTCGATGGGGATGTCGGGGTAGTTCTGCTTCGCCCATTCGATCGCTTCGCGCTTCGTGTCCATGCCCTCCACTCCGGCCCCATGATGCCAGAGGTTCTCGTCGGTGTCGGCGTCCAGGACGACCCAGGTGTTGTCGGGGACGATGTGGTCACCGAGGTCCCAGACGGCGTCTTTCAGGTTCCAGTGGAGGGTGGCGCAGTTCGGATGGACGCAGGGACGTTCGCCACCGGAGCGTTGGATGCGAATCTCCTTGGTGACGTACTTACCACCACCGCCACTGCCATGCACAGACTGTGGGCTACCGGACGGATGGTTCCCTCCGGCTCCCGTGGCTGCGTGCTTGACGATGGGGTTGGCGCTCATGCTCTTCACCCTAGTCGCTGAGCGACGTGGCGTAAAGCCTATGACCAGACCCTTCTCGATACTGGCCGGACCGAGAAGCTCGGCGATCCTGGCATCGTCATCCAGCCGCACCGTCTCGCCCGTCTCCAGGTTGAAGATCCCGATCTGGTCAGACGAGCGGGCCAGCTTGATCGCCTCCCCCGGGTCGTCCTCCACAACCGACACGTCGAAGAACACGTCGCCGCCCTCCAGCCACGCACCCCACGAAGTCGACGGGTCCTGGAGCGCCTCGGCATGCTGCTGGCGATACGCCTGCACCGACGAGGTGGACAGCTTCGAGAGCTTCACCCGAGACTCGTGACCCTCAAGAGCCACCGACCAGCCCTTCGTCGGCTCAGCACCAGACGGAACATGGATCGTGAACCCGACCGGGCGGCCCTCGGCGATATCGCCCTCAAGATCCTTCACACGCTGATCGGCAGAGAGGCCGCGCGACCAAGCGCCGTGGGTTGACTGGGGGGTGCCGGACGAATGGGGGCCGGGACCGTAATGCTTGACGATGCCCTTGCCGCTGCCATATTCCCGGATCTTCTCGACCAGGTCTTTCCTACCCCACCCGATGACAACGTCATAGTCGTTGCCTTCAATACTTCCGGTGTTCGCCATCCAGAGACGCCTACCGCCACCGCCCCGGCTTGAGGAAGATTCAATCTCCCACCGACGACCGTTCACCTCAGCCCAATAGTCCTGACCGGACAGGTCGCCATAGCGCCCCCCACGGGTCTCCCCTGACGCAATTTTCGTCGCTCTACCGTACCGGTGAAACGTCACCTTCGCTGGCTCGTCAGGTACCTTCGCTCCGCTGGCCCAGTTCCCATGATCTTCCTGTTTGTGGTCAGCGTGCTTGACGATGCTGCGCTCCTCCACCCCGGGGGCACCCTTCGGCAAGATCCCGACCCCGGTCGCAAACTCGTTCGCCATGTCCAACGCTTCGAGAATCCCCACATCCAACCTGATCACCGGGATGTCGTAGTCCCCGGCCTTGTTGTCTGCGAAATCGATGCCGACGTTCGCCGCCCAACGGTGATGGCCGTCGATGACGTAGTTGTCTCGGGACACGAAGATCGGGGTCTGTTCGAGCTTACCTTCGTTCATGGCGTCCATAATCCCACCGACCTTGGTCCCGATCAGTTGGTTCTGTGAGGCTCTCAGGTGCGAGGCGGGGGCCATCTCCTCGGTGACGGCGATGCCCTGAGATTTGAGGTGGTTGACGAAGTGGCCGGACACGTTCGCTTCACCTGTTCGCCCACCGATCTCGTAGGCCCGGGAACCCTCGGCGGCTTTGCCTGAGAACTGCGGCATGTTGATACGTTCGACACCGACGTTCTGGACGCAGAAGATGTTGGTGCCTGCCACAGTGAGGCGACACAGGTCGATGTCCTCGGCCTTGTTCCCAGCCTCCTGGGCCTCCTGGGCATACTCCGACATCTTGTCGAGGAGGGTCGAGACTTCGTCCGGCTGGTTCAGTTCGACATATTTGCCTTCGGCGAGGAGAGCGATCGCTTCGTTCACATCGTCGGTGACGATCGGGTTCTCCTTGGTGCCGAGTTCCTTGTCGGAGTCGGCAGCGTCGTCAGTGGTCTTCAGCTTCGGGTCGACCGGAGCTTTCTGTTTCTGGGAGGACGGGGACGGCTTGTTCGGGTTGACCGGTTTGCGAGGCTTACGGATCTCAGGTTTGCGGCCCTGTGACCAGTTGCCGTGAGACTCTTCCCTGTGGTTCCCGGGATGTTTCGCTGTCGGCTTCTTCGCTGCGCTCAGGGTCGGGCGCTCGGATCTCCGCTTCTTTCGCCGACGCTTCTTCTTCGAGGCAATGGCGGGGCGAGGGTCGTCGTAGCTGCGGGAACGCTTCAGCCCTTTGATCTGCTTCAGTTTGCGTTTCCGGTTGTCGCCGAACGCTTCGGAGACGGGAGCAGACTTGTCGAACACATAGCGTGCAGTGATCTCGTTGACCTCTTCGACGGAGGTAGCGGCGGCAAGCTCCTGCTCCCAATCGGGACCAGGTTCTCTCTCTTGGCCGTAGAGCGGCTTGATGCGCTTGCTCACTTCTCTTCCTTCCATTGACTCCATATGATCGCCTGTGCCTGGTTGGGTAGCAACCCAGACTCGTTGGCGACTTGGCGTACGATGTCGGCAAGGTAGGGCCGGACCCCGATGTCGGTCTCTAGGCCATTGATGGTAACTCCCGGGGTGCCGGACAGCCCGGACTTCTCGTTCTTGGTGATCGCCCGGCGCGCTGCGGCCTCCATCATCTGGAAGTCGATCGTTACGTCCCGGGGATCTTCCGGCATCATCATGTTGTTGTAGAACGAGCGAGTCGTGACGCCCCGGAGGGTGGTGTCGATGTCGGCACCCCGAAGGATCATGACTGAATCCATGAGGGGGGCGTAGCCGTACGGGATCGCCCAGTTCTCATGGGCCTCGGAGGCTCGGGCCAGTTCAGCGTAGGCGATCGCTGCGGCCCGAGGGTTGCCGAGGTCGGAGACTCTCTGCCCGGGCTGAAGGATCTGGGGTTTGACGATGTTGCCGTCGTTGCGTCCGGTCAGCACATCGTCGGCGAGAATCTTGGCGTTGACAAGTTCGAGGCTGCCTTCAGGGACCGGTGGGTCGGTGTCCATCATCTCAACGAGATGTGGGATGGCTTTCAGTTCTTCCTGCCAGTTGACGCCAGGCGAGAACGCAGCAAACGCAGCAGCGACCTGGTCGGTGGTAAACCCGTGCTTCTCGCCGAGGCTGGTAGAGAGATCATGTACGTCGTCGTACCAGTACTTCCACGACTCATAGTCGGAATGGGGCGCTGCTTCTTTCAGCATGCGACGGTATTGGTTGACGATCTTGCGGCGGGAGATCCCGGTCACGGCCTCCCATTTTGCGATGACCCGCTCACCGATCGTCGCCCCCCGGTAGGGTGGATAGTCAAGGTCTTCGAGTGCCTGCATCGAATTCTCGGAGCCATGCATCCCTTCGTTGAAGGGGGAGATCCGGGACCCGCCGTGGACGGATTGGTCGGTGCCGGTGGCGTGGAGAGCGGAGCCGCGCGGGCCGGGATGTTTGGAGATCTCTTCGCCCTCCTGGAGGCAATCATCCCACGAGATGACCGGGCCGGTCGTGGAGGTCACGTCGTCGAAGAGGAACTCGATGACTTGTGCCGCTGCCCATGCGTCGCTCATTCGGGGATACTCGAAGACGACAGGGACAGGGCCTTCGGTGACGCTCTCCTCCATGTCTGACACAGCATCGGTGAAGGTCTGTGAGGCATAGATCTGCCCGTCGTCCCACACAACGGTCTCTTTGGTTCCGTTCCGGGTCCCGGTGATTTCAAACATCGACGAGCACCCCCAATATCCAATGGAGCATCTCTTCGTCCATGCCGTACGGGTTCTCAGCCTTGTAGTGGAACTTGCTAGCCGGTTGCCTCGCACCCATGAGACGTGGCACAGCCATCGAGACCAACTCGTAGGCACCGCCCGAGTATTTCTTGCCCATGTAGGCATCGGTGAAGTCATCCGGGTAGGAGATCTCGTGATACTTGTAGCCACGCCCCGGCTCCAACTCCTGCAACCTGACCCGCTCGGAGCCAAGCGTCCTCATGGTGTAGAACCGATCCTCGGCGTGCGAAAGTTCCGTGTATGAATGCTCCATGCGGTGACCGAGTTCATGGACGTTGGTGTCTAGCGACCCTTCGGTGACGATACGACCCTCACCTGAATCGAGATCCGTAGAACCACGGTGGATACTCTCGGCATAGTGGCCCCGTTGCTTCCGCTTGTTGACGGAAAGCTCTCCCCGCTCGTTCGAGGCACGCACCCAATCAGCCGGGTAGAACCTGGCGCTCGCTTCGGCGATATTTACCCCCGCCGAGCTTGTCCTCATGAGGTCGACAGCAACACCGGTCTCACGATGATCGCCGAGCCAACCGGCGAACGCATCACCGTATGCGTCCCGGATCTGCCTCGACTTCTCGTTCAAGATATTCCAGTTGGCGTCCTTCCTGCCGCTGAATACCTTCGCCTTGTAGTGCCAGAAACTATATTCGCTGAACATGGATTCAGAGACAGTTGAGAGCGGCATCGGTAGCCACTCGCCTTCCCCACCGGGGCCTGCATATTTCAGGCCGATGTCGTAGCTGGCATGGATGAGCGGTAGGCCAGCAACCTCATTCCCCTCCCAGTCTTCCCATGACCGCCCAAGGAACCGGGAGTCGCCCGGTACGTCTTGGCGGGTGATAGAGAACACGCCACCCTCTTCGTTCACAGCATCGACAAACTTGTCGCCCTCCCAGACACGCCCCTCTGTGGCACCTATCCTGAAGAACCGATCTTGGAGGAGGTCACCGGAAAGCATGACCCTGCTGCCTTCGGTGTTCTTCACCCAAACCGTCGGGTCGGTGTATTCGTGTGTAGGCTTCGGCTTCGAGCGCCGCGATTGGTATGGACCTGCATCCCAGATCTTCTTCTTGATGGCGTTAAGCACCCTCTTGTCTGACCCGGATTCACCGCTCGCATACCAACCGACATCCTTGACGAGCCTATCCCCGGCAGCGGTCGACGGGATGTCAACCGTGTAGTCATCGTTGAAGACGATGCCCATGTCTTGAGCTTCGACCATCCCGTAGTCGTAGTCGTAGACCAGCATCTCGTATTGTTTCTTGGTGAGCTTGATGGTCGACGCTACGTCCGGGACCTCCTCAACAGTCTCAAGAATGCTGCGAGCCTTCTCGAAGCTGCCCTCCGACAGGTAGACAGCGTTGCGGACTTGGTCCCTGTCGGCCGTTGGGTAATGGCGCTCCACGAGCCGCACCAGCCGCCGATGGGTCCAGCGCCTCGCATCCTCCGACAACCGTTTCCAATCCTGAATTTGCTTCTGTTCCACATTGATAGCGTCGCGCCCTACGTTGATCTTCTCGACCTGCGCCTCGGCCACATCCATGGCAGCGTCGAGCGACGGGCGTAGCTCCTTGCCACGCTCGATGAGGGCGAGCGTCTTGCCGTAATGGCGTTGACGCATCTCGGTACCGAAGTCATCAAGAGCGTCCGTGGTCGACTCGCCGGACGGGGAGGACGGGCCGCCCCCACCAGATCCGTGGATGTCCTGTGGCGTGCCGGTACCTGGATGAGGTCCCGGGCCGTGGTGCTTCTTGACCGGTTTCGGGTTCGTCAACTCCCAGTACCCGCGCGCAAGGATCGACCCGACCGACGACCCGGTCTTCGACTTGGTGCCCTTCTTCTCGTCAACGATCCAGCCGATGGTGGTCGGGTCGTTGCGCTCGTTGGCGTAGAGCTTCCGGGAGCCTTGGGTGGCTACGAGATATTTCATTCATGCACCACCAGTTCGATGTGGGCGGGGAGATACTCGTCGTGGTATTCGTTCGCCGTCATGGAAAGATCGTCGAGTTCCGATTGGGGAATATGGATGGCCCTGATGTCATCGAACGTGATTTTCTCATGGTACTGGGCCTCGATGAAACGTGCGACCGACTGCGGATCGTTGCCGTGGGCAAGCTCCGCAGCATGGGCACCAACCGTACCAACCGACGGCCACCCTGCCGTGCCCGGAGCGAGAAAAGCCTGACTCTGGGACAACGGGCCTTGGAAGATGCTCTGCACACCAGTGTCGTCGAGTGAATCACCGAGGGTGTAGGTGGCGGATACACCGTGCTTCAGTTCGATTGCAGCAGAACCGTAGTGCTCTAGAGACTCGGCCATGGAATCCGCCGTCGGGAAATGCTCGAACGTCGGGACTGGTCCTTCATTCCAAACATAGGCGTCGTCGGCGAAGTAGCCGTAGATCGGATAGCCCCGTTCGTCGGGGCCTTCCCCCGTCCATTCCTCTAGCCCGTACCCGAAGAGCACATCCTCGACATGCTCACGCCCCACCGGGTCATACCAGCCGTTCGACTCTCCGGTTGCAGTCTGGTTGAGCACCTGGCCTCCGTAGAGAATCTTCTGAAGCGTTTCCGGGGAGACCCGGATGAACGGCTTCGCTTCATGCTTCATCCATGTGTCGAGGTTTTCTACGGCTTTGAGGAGCGTCCCGTCGTCGGCGACCTTCCTACTGAGCGCCTTGAATTCTGCGCTCCGGTACCAGAAGTCGTTCGCCGATTCATACTGGAGGGTGTCGAGCACATTCGGATAGTTGGTCTCCATCCATTCCTGGGCACCGTCGAAATAGTGAGTATCAAGGTCGTAGTAGATGTCCGTGTTGTAGACCTCGTCGTAATCCCCCCATGGGGCCTGGCTGGTCCACCGGTTAGCGACGTTGTTGAACTCCTGCTCGAACGCTTCCGCCGCCTCAGTGAACCGGTCGTAGCGTTTCTTCGCTATGTTGAACGCCCCTTCGGGGGTCTTCGGGTCGAGCGTCTCGGTAGTGTCGTACATGCCGACCTTGACCGGACCCTTCTTGCCATGCACATCCTGGGACGAACCGGAAGCGTGCGGACCAGGGCCATAATGTTTCCCTACAGACTTGACTCGCTCTGCCCACAACACCCGATACATGACATTCGGATAATTCTCATTCGGCTCCATCGTTTCTTCAACAAGCTTCCAGGTCCCGCCCTCGATCAGATGCTCTCGCTCCCACTGACTGTTCTCGGCAACCACATCAGAAATGTCAAGAGCGTGAGCGTCCTTGAATCCAATGAGAGTCTTGTGGTCACCTTCCTTCCTCGTGAACCCTGCCCCAATGTGTCGACGATCGGCAGTTGACAGTATTGGCCGTTCCCACGTCACCTCATCGCCAACCTTCAGACCTTTCCTGCGAGACCCCCGGAACACGGTCTTCGGTGAACCCTCTTCACGGACAATCTGAAGAATCTGCTCTTCACCTTCCTGGGTGGAAAGAGACACGCCGCTAGCAAGCGATCGGGCTTCAAGGAGTGGCAGAATGTGACCCCGTCGTGCCCAATTCCCATGGTCATCTTGGTTATGGTCGGCGTGCTTCGCAACCTTCTTCTTCAGCCACGGGCCGTACACCTGACGGACCATGTCGTCGGTGACGCCGGGGACCCAGGTCTTCGAGACGGCTTCGAGAGCGGTGGTGATCGCATCGGGTACGTCCGGTGAACCGTACAGGCCGTCGGTAAACTCGGTGGTGCCGATGATCGCTGAGTGCTGGGGGTCGAAGAGGATCGTCTGGGAACCGCCGAGGCCGGGGGCCGGTTGACCTTGGCCGTCAGGGACGTACCAGTCGGGGTCGTACTTGACATCACCGCCTTCCGGGATGTCTTCGTCGGCGTAGATACCGAAGAACTCGACCGGGTATACGCGCGGTGCGTTGATGACGAGGCCGTCGTATCCGGCGTCGGAGAGAACCTTCGAGAGGCCGGGGTAGGCGTCTGATGCGCTGACCGCATGTGGCCCCCAAGGCTCCCCGTCCCATGCAGGGTCCCACGGGATCTCAGCCCATTCAGTGATGATCTTGTAGTGGTCGAGCGGCCACATACCGGGACCGGTGTAGTGGAACATCGCCCCAAACTCTGGTCCGTGTAGCATCGCCTCATAGGTTGCTTCGGACGGGTCCTCAGCGAACACCTCCAGCGGGTTCTCCATCCCCATGGCGATACGAACCGAGGTGCCAGCCGTTGAGTATTCCATGGCGGTCTCGTAGTAGTCGTCGGCGTCCTCCTGCACCATGTACAGACCCTCACCCCAGCCGACACCAAGACCGCTACCGATCTCATCAGCCTCGAACCCTTCACGCATGACAGCTTCCGGGTCGACAGTGGCATGTGCCCCGTAGTAGATCTGGTCGAGGTCGTGCTCCAACAGCATGTCGTCAGCTTCCTCTTCCGTCATCACCGGAGACCAATCATCCCACCAGGCCCTGTCCGGGATCTCCGGGTGTTCGATACCGTACTGCGACCAGTCTTCGCCAGGGAGGCGGTCCATCGGGAGACGCTTCGGGCCGCCGTGGACATCCTGGGGGCTACCGGAAGGGTGCGGACCAGGACCGTAGTGTTTGGCGATCTTCGGACCGGGGCGCTTCTTCTTCTCATACCCGACCGACAGCGACCCGCCGTCCAACACGAACGCCGCTTTCACCATCTTCATGATGAGCGTGTCCTCGTTGAACGGGTCAAACACACCGACCTGTTCGACTGTGATGACGTGCGTCCACGGTTCGTATTCGCCTTCGCCACGCTCCACAGATTTGACCTTGAAGCGGCCACCGGAAATGATCTCAGACGGGACATCAGCCTGGTATCCCCATTGTTCATCCATGTAGCCGTAGTACTCGTCGGGGTATTCGCTTTCGCTGATCTTCGTCCCAGCCCACCGGGCGTAATCCTCGCCGCCGACAAGGTCAGTCAGGTCTTGCCGTTGATATTCGTCGAGCCGCTCGCCGCCACCTAGATGGGTACCGATGGCTTCACGGACCTCGGAGTAATGTTCCCAAAGTTCCGGCTCTTCCTGGTCGTCGATACCGGAAAGCATCTCGATCTCCAAGCCACGCAACCACCTACCTTCGTCCTGTTTCGTCCAGAGAGGTTCCTCCATCTGGGAGACGAAATACCCGGTTGCAGACCCGTCCACCTTGAGGAGGATGTCGGTCCCGAACCGGTCGAGGATGTTGGTCTCACCCATGACCGCCATGTTGGCGAACGACAGGAGCGGTGCGTCGAAAGTGGCCCCCGGCTGGGCGAGTTCGAGAAAGTCGGCCATCTCGGCGGCGTTGAGCATCCCGATGGCGCGATGCAGGTCCCGGTACTTTTCGCCGTCAACGAGGCTCTCCATGAGGAACTGGGCTGAGCGGTGTGGGCTGTCGGTATTGTAATGAAAGCCACCGGAATGATCCCTGGCATCCATCTCGACATGCGGGTCGACCGTCTCGAAGGTTTCATCGTCGTCGACCCCAGCGATCTCGGCGGCTGCCTGGCGGATGTCCCGGGCACCTTGCCACGTCATCCAGTCACTCTTGGCGTTGTCCTCGAATTCCCAGAGGGTCTGTCCGGCAACGTCGACCTCTTCGTCCCATTCGTTCTGCTCGTTGAACCCGAGAAGGTCCCCGATGTCCCCCCTCAGCAGATCCAACCCTTCGAGCTTGTCCTGGGTGCCTTTGGTGCCGCCCTCGCCGGGTTTGCGTTTCGGCTTCTTGGCGTCTTCGAGTGGGGTGTAGTCGGGTGCGCCTGTGGTTTTGGTCGCACCGCCGCGCGCCCAGTTGCCGTGACCCGACTGGTCGGTGCGTTCGTGTTCGTGCTTGACGATCTTCTTGCGTCCGAACGGGTCAAGCTCGGGGGCGTCGGTGTCGATGAAACGGGGTCTTGTTTTCGGCATCAGGCGAGACCCTCCACGAAGTCGAGCATCGGGTAAATCTCTGGATCGTATTTGCTGCGATCGTAATCGGGGTGAGTGATGATGGAGAATGTCTCGGCGAACCCTTCACGGTCGTTGACCATGGCGTAGGTGGACGGGAACGTGCCACCCAGACCTGGCTTCCGGTACCAGTCATACTGCTTGTCTGAGTTGCTGCCGAGCATGCCGTAGTTAGCCCCACCGTCGGCACCCATCTCAATCATCCTCGCACCGTACACCTTGCTCGTCCATTCGTGTCTCTGATCGCTGGAAAGCTGCGACATGACATAGTGGCCGAACTCGTGGCGCATCGTCCCCTTCATTCCCTCATGCACATGAGATGGCAATCGGTCCTGAGTGTCACCGGAGAGGTGAT